CGCTTAAGGCGGTTTGACTAAATGAACTGGTTAGTGCGTATGAAGCGCTTAAGGCGGTTTGACTAAATGAACTGGTTAGTGCGTATGAAGCGCTTAAGGCGGTTTGACTAAATGAACTGGTTAATGCGTATGAAGCGCTTATTGCAACGGATGAAGTTGGACTAAATGAACTTGCTGTTAATAAACCGTTTGCGTCTGTAACAATAAATAGATTACTTCCGCTTATTATTCTTTCTGTAAATGGATATTGACCATTTACATTGCTGCCTGAGGTTTGTGCAATTACTATATTATACGGAGTAAAATTTGGATATGCCATATTTTTTATTATTAAATATAAATATAATAATTTTTCATTATATAATTATATTGGTTGATTCTTCCAAATTGTCAATTATTTCTGGAGTTGGAATTTTGTAAGTATCATCATTAGAAGACATACCCACTCCGGTGTTATAATAAGGTTCGGATGGATTGTTATAGCTTTTATTTTTAATTTGTTTATTTATTGCATCCATTTGAACACTTGTTACTGTTTCTGCAATAATATTTACTTTTCTTGGTGTTAAAAGTCTTTGAACGGTTGATTTTCTATCTTCAAAACTATCAGCCAATAAATATGCATATACCGTAATTGGAAATGTAGTTCTTACCATTCTGTCTTTATCACTTGATACTTCAATATTATTAGTGTAACTTCCTACACTTACTCTGAACTTAAATCTTTGTGGATCGCCCCAATAATCTTCTGCGGCAAAATTAATTTTTTCCAAAACATAATTCATTTGTTCAACATATTCAGTCCACACCATAAATTCATATTCAACCTTAATATGATCAGGAAGAGTTACTGCAAATATTTGATTGGTAGGTGCGCTTTTATTATTCAACACACTAAATTTATCATATTTGTTTTTTTCACTGAATTTTGTTATAACCGGATAAGTTAAATACCTATTTAAAGTGGTTAAACTTTCATTTTTACCAAATGAATTTCTTTTGAACATTATGGCTGGTATTTGAAGTTTACCTTGATAGTCTCTTAAAAAACCATCAACTTTTCCCGATTTCCATCTTTCAGGATTACCATATAATATTGGTACTTTTATATTTTGACCTGCATCTACTACAGTTGGATTGATTACATTTTGTAAATATTCTAATACCGCAGTATCAATATCCAACAAAGTAATAGTTGTATTTTTCCTTGGATCTTGATCTCTTCTAACATCCAATGCAGGGTTTACAACATTAGCAGATATTGGATTAATCTGAGTTGTATCAGTGTAATTTGGTACTGGATTGTTTTTATTTCCTGTCCACATAAATTATAATTGTCTATCAACCAAGTTGATTTGGCTGAGTCTGCTATAGTGTGTATTACAAATTATTGAGTGACTCTTATTACTTTGACCACCTAAGAATTGTTCTTGTACAACATTATTAACTTCATGATAACGGTCATTGAACAAGATAAAATCTCCAACTTCTGGATAAAAATTTGCATCTTTTAGTGATAGTTCTCTGAACTTAAATACAACGGATTGATCTCTATCAGGTCCAAATCCTTCATCATTGGTTGTAATATCACCTCTATCAATAAGAGATGTTAATTCAATGCCTGGAAAGAAAGATTTACCTTCAGTTGGTGCGGCTTCACCATACATATTTACTCTGGTTTCTGCTGCACAAATCTTAAAGCACACAACCAATGTTTCAATAATATCACGCATCAATTCAGCATTAAATTGATTTACCAAATTAATGTCACGTTGACTATAATATCTTCCTAATAATGCCATATTTTTATCCGATATAAATTAGTAGTGGAACAGTTTTCATGATTGATGTCATTTTTTCTGTTTCATCTGCTTTAGCTTCCATTTGAGCTTTACGACTAGTAGCTTCAAGATTTTCTCTTAATTGTGTAATTAACGCTTCTTTTTCAGTTTGAGCTTCACTTCGTAATTCAGCACCATCTAATGATACTTCTCCGCCTGGAATTGGAATTGTACTATATTTTTGTCTTACTGCGCCAAGTATTTCTTTACACAATGCCAAGTAATATTTTTTAACCCATTGTTTACCAACAGCGTTTAATTTAAAATAAGTAACATTTTGATATGGCACATTACTATAATCACTAACCACATCATAATTGCTTCCACTACTAAATGTATTTGCACTACTAAATTTATCTTTTTCAACTACATATTCAATATAAATTTTGTAATCGTGTGTTGGAATAGGAAATATCTTTAGTTTATTATTAACCACTTCAAAACTGTAAGCACTCTTACGAACCATGTCATTAAATTCAATTGCTTGCCCTCTCAATAAATCTTCAAAAATTGGAGTCATCAAGAATTGTGTGGCTGGACTAAATCCAGCAAATCCCATTTCATTCAATACGTTACTGTAACTCATACCAGTCATACTAAATGGATCATAAATACGTGCAAATGCTGGAGCAGGTCCGTGAAACACTCTTCTAATTTCAATTCTACTACCTGTTTCAAGATTAGTTCCAATTAAATCTTGTAAATCATATGTTTGTTGACTTGCACTCAATTGTAAAGGTACTTTTTTAATATCAACATATCCACCAACACCAATTTCACTACCATATCCCTTGGATAATTGAATTATATATGGTAATCCTGTGCCAATAACATTCTTACCAGTAATATTAGGATTATTTGCTGTACTTAATCCTTGTAAATTTAATAAATTATTTCTGATGTTAAATTGATTGATTTGAGCGCCATATTCATTTACAGATTCTTCAAAACATGCATAAAAATTAACGTCAATCATTTCAATATCAATGATTGGATACCCTAATCTCTTTGCAGCCCATTGCGCACTCTTTTCACAGTCATATTCAAAATAACCAACACTTGCTGTTAAACTAACAGGAGTAGGTTCTGTCAAATAAAAACCAAATGGTATACTGCCTGTATTTACAGCAGAACCTGATCCTGGCCATCTTACACGATCCTGGTCGAGGTTAGCACTCATATTTTAGTTGATCCTTTTACATTCTTAACACTCATTGATTATAAATATTAAATCAATTAAGTTTATTCCGTTTTATAATCCAAATCTCTATTTTATTGATGTATAATTTTGTTATTTTACTGCTGATTGTTTAGCAATATCCAATTTGCTTGGTAATTCAAATGATTTTTGTTTAATTACATCCGCTGGTTCTTTTGGCATTGGTACTTTGGTTCTTGGTTCATTCATTTTAAACACTGTAAACTTAATTTTGCCTGGTAATCTTGTAGCAACCATTCTTTCACCGTAAATACTATCTAAAATGACTTTATTTTTGCTCTTAGCTACACGGGGTAACAATAAGAAATAAGATATCCACTTCAATACTCTATCTGCAATATCGGAACCCAAATATCTAAATTCAATAGTTTTATGTTCTGCAAATGCTGCAATATTTGTACCATGATTACGGTCAAAATTACTCATTATCTCTTTTACTTGTGCGTTAGTAAGAATAAAAGACTTAGGAACCGTTTCTTCTGCATCTGGTTGTCTACGCATATAATCATAAATTCTACTGAAAATAGCATTGCTCAAACTTCTTCTAAACTTAGCATATGAATTAAAATCTCTATCCAAACTAACTTCAGATTGAATTGCTTTTTCATCAACCAATGTACTCATAGCCAATAAATCAAATACATCAAAATCTCTGGGTACTCCTATATGAATATGCATTCCAGTCTTACCATGTGTTGGTTGGTCACTTATCCAATTTCCTACTTTGTTAATAATATCAAAATCATGTCCAGTTTGACTCATATGTCTACTTCTCATTTCAACATTGGGTCCATCTTCACCAACTGCCCATGTATCTTTATCTGCTTTATCATCTTTTCTTACATTTTCACCAAGACTTTCCAAGAAATCATAAGCATCTTCAATTCCTTGTTCAGCATCTATAATCTTATATTCATCTTCACCAATATAATCCGTCCAAGTACTGCTTCTTATTAATGAACTTATAAATTCCTCAGCATAATCATCACGGTTTCTTCTATCCCAATATTTATAATCACTATCCACTTCATTTTTTGCATCATCATATTTTTCATATGCTTGATTATATTCTTCTTCATTAGCATAATCACTTTCAACGGGTGCTGCGACATATTCTTCAAATGTATCTATACTCATTGGTCCATATTCCGAATTGAATTTATCAACGGTATCCAATGTTCCATGTCGTCTTACCCAATTCGCAACTTCACTGTTTCTTTGATTTTCTAACCATTCATAATAACCATCTGTAATTCCCTGATCCGTACCAAACTTTTCTCTTAATTTAGCAGCAATTTCATCTCTTGAAAGTACATCATTTTCCGTCACTGGTTCAAATTCAAACTCTACACCAAATGTATATTCAGCCATTTCATCATACTTAGCTCGTAATGATTGTTCAATGTCGGTTGCTTTATCAAATGGTACAGCTTCAAGCAATGTTTCTTTTATTAATGCTTTTAATTGTTGTTTTGTCATGTTACCAGATCTTTCCTTTACTATTTGTACCCAATGATTTAACTCTGTGACTTCTGCAACTCCAATATCTGACCTTAGTTATATCTTTCTTTTCATCAACAATATCTGTCAATTTAATCATAAATATAAATAGATTTAAAAAACAAAAAACCCCGGCATTTCTGCCGGGGTATGTTTAAATATTTACTTTATTGATTAGATTGAATTCAAATCACCAACGTAAATTTTACCATAGAATTCTGGTCGGACTACCTTCTTGGCGTAACGGGTCATTACACCACGGCGTGGAGTGAAATTGACTGGATCATATACCAATGGTGTTTGTACCAATGGAATATATGGAGCATAAACTGCACCTGTTTCTAGGAAGTTATTTCCACGGAAACCAAGCAAGATTGTGTTTTCTTGCATATATGGATTCTTGTAAACTTGGAAACGTGAAGCAAAAGAACCAACACGGCTTACGCCCATTGCGAACTTAGCACTATCACCGTCAGTGTTTACAACGTATCCTGGGATTGATTCCAATACAGTGGCTACGTCTGGTCCTACAACCAAGAAGTTAGCACCACCACGTAGAGTCAATTGATGAATCTTGTTAGAGACCTTTTGAATCTTGTTACCAAGAGTTTGGAACCAGGTACTCTTTACGTAAGCAGTACGGTTTGTTGCGGTTGAGTTTACGGTGAAGGTTGGTAAACCTGCGGCATCATTTGCACCTTTTACAAGGTCAACACCAATTTGAGCGGACCAAGCTTCAGTAGTCAATGCTGGAGCAGCACTAATCAACATGTCCATGATTTCAAGATCAATTTCCATTGATACATATTCACTTAATAGAGCAGTCAATTCTGCTTCTGCGTCAATGCTGTGGTAAGCATTCAAGTCTTGAGCCAATTCTGGGGTCCAGACTGCCTTTAACTTACGTGTCTTAGCAACAATTGGTTCACTCTTGAGTTCCAAGTTAACTTCTGGAATGTTGATATCAGTACCTTGGTTAATACCGGTTGGACCAGATCCCTTGAATGGATTTGTATCTTCAAAATCACCACGTGTTTCATCAGTTGGTTGTTTGTTGAATGTTAAGGTTGTTTGTCCACTGATGTTACCGACAACGGTTGAACCTGTTACTACGAATTGTATGATATAGTAGTTAGCAGTAGCTAGAGAACCAGTGTTATATACCTTGGTCAATTCATTGATTACGTTAGCTGGATTGACACCAGAACCACTGATGGTAAAGCTTCTTACAGCATTCAAGTCAGTGTTGACTGAGTTAGTACCAACCAAAACGTTAATCTTTTGACCAGTGAATGTTTTTGTACTTGATGTCAAATCAGCATCAAAGTTAAGATCATTCAAGTTTGCGGAACCAGAAGTGATACTAAATGATTGTGTAACGGCGTTACTGGTGTATGAATAACGACCAACACCATATAGACCATTTACAGCGTCATCAGTAGAACCAAGTTTGGTTGAGTTACCACCAAACATGGAAGTACCATTGAATGGATTGGATCCTGGTAGACCGTTACGGTTAGTACCATACTTGAAATCTAGATAGAAGATTAGACCGGATGGTAGGTTCATTGGTTGAACTGAAACGAATTCCTTGGCGGAGATTTCAGCGAATACACGGCGAACCAATGGAAGAGCTACGCCAGCCCATTGTTCACTGTTAGCAGAAGTACCTGTAGAGGTAGCTTCATCAAGCAATTGTTTTGCTTGGTTTTCCAATAGGATAGACATATTGGCCTTATCAATGCCTTCTAGACCTTCAAGAAGACCTGTCTTGTCCCATTTTGATTGTAATGCACGGGTTTCAGTCATTAACTTAGCCTGTGGATTCATATTGTTTGTCAATAATGATTTAATATCACTCATATTTTTTCTTTCTTATTTTTGGTTTTTAATTTACTTACCTTATTTTAATTTTTTTACTTCTTGATTCCGGCAAGTCTTTGGAATCTTGAAGCCATCACGTTGCTGTTTTCAACAATCAACTGTTTCTTAGGAGCTGTTGATGCAACTGGTTTACTTGCCAAACCTTCGGTGATAGTATGCGCAGCTGTATTAGGTTTCTTGACAGCTGATCCACCTGAACTAAGTGATTCGGACAAAATTTTATAACTCAACTTAACTTCACGGATGGAGTGGGTTAAGTCAAAAGTTTCTACTACCTTCATCTTTTGAGCTTGGTTCAATGTAAATTTATTGAACAACTTGTTGGTGTACAACAATTTAGCATTCAAAAGATTGATTTCATTCAATTGATCACGTAGATATTGAACGGTGTGTAAAGCTTCAGCCAATTGAACAGATTCTTTAGTTGGTTCTGCTTCTTCTGCTTCTTCCATAGAATCTTCCTCATTAGCTTCATCTACTTCTTCAACTTCTTCACTCAAGGTGTCTAGAAGTTCTTGTAGATTGATTTCTTCATCAACTTCTTCTTCAGAAGGAACTGGTGTTGGCATTTCAGCCGCAGGTTCTACTGGAGCCATTGATGGAGCCATTGATGGTACTTCAGCGGCTGGTGCAGTTGGTGCAGTTGGTGCAGTTGGTGCAGTTGGTGCAGTTGGTTCATCTCCCATTTCTCTTTCAAGTTCAGCAAGAATTTCATCAAGTTCTTCACTTGTTACTTCTTCATCTGATTCTTCATACATTTGTTCAGTATTTGAATGTTGGTTTGAAAGGCCATGTGATGATCCAACTCCTTCAGAGCTAGTGTCTGAAGAATGAACTGCTTCATCTTCATCACCAATTTCACTCTTTAGTTTTTCAGCTAACATTGCTTCTAATGTTGGCTTGAATGATTCTTCTAATGCGGCTTTTGCATTAGCTAAAGCAGTAGCACGTACAGCTTTAGCGTCAGCAATAGCTTCCTTTAATAAATCTGACATAATTTTTCCTTTGGTTTTTCCTGAAGTTATTAGAGGGTAAACTTCAATAATAATTTTTTATTAATTTATGCGACAAAGAATGTCGTAATACTGTTAAATAAATATAAATAAAAAAATGAAAGTAATAAAAATTTTAGATATTTATACTATTATGCCATATAAAATAAAAGGTAATTGTATTTACAAAAAAGATACTGGTAAAAAAGTTGGATGTACCAAAGGTAGTATTAAACGATATTTAGCTGCTCTTCATGCGAATGTTACCAATGAACAAAAGATTCAAATAAAGAGTAAATTGAAAGAAGTATTGCGTAGATCTCTTAAAGAAACATTACTAAGTGAAACAGCAAATTCTGAAGTGAATGACGTAACACTAAAAGCTGAATTGACAAAAAATAAAGGTATCAATTTTGAACAGTTTGAAATTGATAAAATTAAAGAAATTGTAAAGATTAACAATGAAGATACTGACAGAGGTATGGAGTTAAGTTTTGAAAAAACT